CGAGAAGCGGAACACTGTGACACCCTGGAGAGAGTGCCATATTGTTATTGTCATTGGAGGAAGATGATTTATCATTTTCGGGGAAGCGCTTTATTTCTATAAAGGAGACATCAAGGATCTGCCAGAGAAATCTGGAGTCGGTTGGTTGGGATTGAATGCCTGACCAGAGAACACGGCTGCGTACCTAACTAGTTTAGTTAGTTGAATGCGGGTGGTCTGAAGACGCTTGAAGATGCTTATCGTCGGGACGTTCCGGTGGGATCTTAACAATGCATCTTACGCAACTCTTTTATTAGGGTTGGGTAAGGTGTAGGGTCGAGGGCACCGGAGAGTCCTGGTGGTTTGCATGCCAGGAGCAGACAGGACCAGATATGGTCACGATGTTGCGTGGAACTGCAAAGGTCGGAAACGTCCGTTTCGGATAAGACGATCGTCATAATGATATGAAAGGGAAGGAGATGTAGGAACCTAACAGTGTTCAAACGGGACCATCTATGAGTGGTCCTGTGCGGAACTGGGAAACTATATCTCGACATGGCGCCTTGGACCCTTTGGGGATGATCTAATCATAGTAATGATTATCCCATTTGGTGATCCAACATAAGTCGCGTAGTCTTCTTTCTTCTCTTCCTCCTCTTAGTTTGTATAATCGCTCATGAATCATGGGTTATTGTCTAAAGTCTCTCCTAAGCTGTAAATACAGCCGCCGATAAGGCATCGGAGGTATTGGACTTATCATCCAGTATTTCCTATCTTCTGATAGCAAAAACCGAACCGACAATGTGTAGGTTGCCCACAGACGTTGCAGCCCAAAAATCCTCAATCATATGTTTAGAACACATCATTTCGGAATTCGAACAGCAAATCAGGAGTCAAACCGTGGAAAGTTTCCCGGACTTGTGCCAGTGTTATAAGTACAACACTTACGCCGAAGCGCGTGGCATAGGGCCGTTCCCCTTTCAGGCGTTACGGAAGCGGTGGACCAAGAAGGCCACCGTTTTCGATTTTCACGTAACGCGCACAGTTCACAACCTTCGTTTGTATATGGATTTCTTCGTTAGTTTCGGCTTTAAGGTCGAGTTTATCGACCAGAAGAAATACCTGAAAGTCGTTAGAGCGATATATACAATCGGACTACTCTGGTTATCTCTTGATATCCAAGGAAAGTATGAAGACTATATGAAGTTTTATACATCGTTCCTCTTCGCAAAATATGCGGATCAAAGAGATTTACCACAAAGCTCATGGCCCCTACCAGGGGTTTTCGTGACAGGACCATTACATAAATGGTTATCGAACCGGATGAGAGATCATCTGGCGGATAACTATGTCCTGTACTTTTCTCTACTCCAATGGAAACGTGGGGCTTCCCCACTAGGAGTGAGACAAGTTGTCGAAAACCTAAAAGGTCATGCGGAACTTATGTCATCCCAATTCACTACTCCCGATGATATCCTTGCCACCGTCGCACATGTTGCGAGGGATATTGGCTTTAAGGCTCAAAGGAGATATGAGAAAAAGGGTGGTTTTAAAGTTCCTGCACCTTCGGTAAAGGCTTGTTATGAAATGGGAATTGCGCAAGGCGGCTCGAAGAAAGCGATATACAATATGCTTCCGTCTTCCAATTTCTATGAGCAGAGTATGTTCGTCCGTACTCGGAAGGACCGCGAATCTATCTATTATACAGATTCTCTACCTTTTTGGGATGAAAGAGATGGCGATGACCTCACAACAGGTGATGTCGTTGTTATCGATTTCGTAATTCCAAAAGGTGACCCTATTGATTGTTTTTCAGCAATAGAGGAGAATCTTGTAGACCGTGTAAATAACACAGTAGAGTTCGAGGCCTTCAGGGCGAAGGTTGTTGCTATACCTGAACCATTCAAAACGAGAGTGATTACTAAGTCGGAATCCTTGCTCAATTACTATGGTAAACCTATGCAAAAGCTCATCCATTCAGTTATTAGAAAAACTGATTGGGGAGCCGCGATAGGTCGTCCTCTAGTTGAAGCCGATATGGATTTCTTTAGTCACCTCGATAAGAAACTCAAAGTTGTCTCTGGAGATTACAAGAGTGCTACAGACAGATTAAACGCAGATGCGTCCCGTCTGGCACTTCGTTCTCTCCTAGAGGTAATATCAATCAATGAAGAATCTCTGTTAGTTTTGATGGAGACGTTGAATGGTCAGGTTTTAGAGTACGACAAAACTATAGATGGGTATAAGAATGAACCATATTTCGACGAGGCCAAAGCCGAGCTCCCTCAGGAGACTCTGCAGACCAATGGTCAGTTGATGGGTTCTATCTTGTCCTTTGTCATCCTATGTATTATCAATGCTGCAGTATTTTTGCACACTGCCCGGATCTATCTTGATGATCCTTGGTTTACATTAGATGACGCATTTGAATTCTACGGACTTCGTATCAACGGGGACGACATTTTGTATGCCGCCTCTGATGAGTTCATCGATCAATGGATGGAGAATGTTCGGCTAGTGGGTCTGATTCCTTCCCTTGGGAAGAATTATATCTCTGCCGACTTCTTCACCATCAATTCGATGTTATTTGTTCTCCAAGAAGGAAAACCGAAGTACCGTCCGTTTTTGAATTCAGGACTCCTCTATGCCACCAATCCACATATTTCAACATCAAATGTTGCGGTAGAACCCATAACTTTCGCCTCTTCGGCGGAAGCGATCCAAGCCCGTTTTCTTGAAGGCTTCGAGGGAGACCAATTTTTAGAATGGCTCTTCCTCAGAAGGAATCAGGAAGCACTAGAAAAGTGCTCGTTCGGGAGAAATTGGTTCATTCCAACTGCCCTTGGTGGATTAGGTCTTAAGACCTCATCACCAGAGCTTGTGAAAGTGAACGATCTCCAGAGTCGAGTTGCAACTTATCTAGCAACGCGTGCTAAACCAGAACAAATCTGGGAGGAAAAACTTTCGCTGTCATTACAGGCACCGACGAAGGAAATGATTTCCGCTCAAAAGGCGGTTTCTTCGTTCGGTGACCTTGTAGGATGGAAGTTTGGGGGTTACAGTCCAGATGAAATCCTTCTAGAGGCTCTTTCTCAAGATCCTTTTGGGATTGTGGACCTACCAAAGCAGAATAATTTACACAAGATGTCGCGGAGGATAATTCCCTCGTTAAAGCGGATGTGTAATTCTTTGGGTGGCTGGATTACCAAAGTAATGTCGTACGATAGCATGTGCGCGTTTGCGCGAGACGATCCTGGCTTCGTTTTGCCTTACGAAGTCACGTCAGATATGGGGAAAACGGTTTACTCTTATGAGTAATGTTCTCCGGCGCACTTAAGCGCTGGCGGGCTTTCGCCCGCGGGTCCTCTCTATTAGGACCGTTGACGTAGTCATCATACTACGATTTAGGAACAGAACTCGATTAAATCGAATAGGATCTGGTTCCCAATCAGATCCCCAT